TGTATCCATTCGTGTATGCATCATTAATTATGTCGGCAAGATTAGATTTATCTGTTTCGGTAAGAGGATAATTTTCAAAATTAGAACTACTTGTTGTCTGCATTTCTATGTGATAGAAAGGCGTTGCAGAACCTCCTGCACCAGCAACGGCATCATCGACATATTTCTTGGTTGCTGGGTTATAATCACCAGTAGGCGTCCATTGAGTTGAATTATTTTTTCTCAAAGGATAGTCGTTGTCTTCTCCACGAGCAATATCTGTTAACACGTTAACCGCAGTACAAACACCATCAACGTATGTTGGACGGATTATGTAGCGTTCATAATGGTCCAAATAATCATCATAAGTATAAAATGAAGTTGGTGTTGGCGTTTTGTTCCAATTTTCTATTTTTGATATGCAATCTCTATTTCCTCTACCAGAATGAATATATACCGTTATCATATTGTAAGCCGCATCTTCATTGTAATGCTCAATATAATCATTAATGATGCTTATTAACGATGGGTGCATAAGCGATGATATCCAACTTGGTTCGCCAGTTGCTTCCCAATTAGCAAAGTAAGTGTGATACATATAATTGTTATTATTATTTAGCATATGCACGCCTTTTACTTCTGGAGAACCACTTCCACCAGCAGGTTGAACATTCAATTGTTCCCAAGAATAAGTAGGTGTACTAGCACCGTCTGTTGTTCCAATGTAGAAATAGCCATTAGTATAATTGCTATCTGTCGCTCCAGTATATTGATAAATCTTACCAACCGTATCTGCACTCGCAGTAGGCATTGTAGAAACTTGACTAACTAGACTATCAACATAACCTTTGTTAACTAAGTGCGTACTATCTGTTGGTACTAAAGTTGCTCCTAATTTAGGTATTTTAGTAGTAAATGTCTTTTCTCCACTAATTGCACTATCTCGTCTAGGGTCGATACTCACATAACTTGTATCAGTTGCAATTTCAAATGTAATAGTTCCTGTAGAACCAACTGCACGCAAAGGTGCAAAAGCATGAAAATTATCTGGACCAATTACAGGAACACTATATGGAATTTGTTTAATGCAAGACAAATATCCAATTCTTTGTCCCATTGATGAAGTTGGGTCAATGTCTGTATCGGTAAGTATCAAAATAGGTTGAACACAATCGATTGTATTTATTTTAGTGTTTTCGTTTAAATCACTTGTTTTAAGATATATTTTATCAGACACTACTTTTATAAAATATACACCAGGAGTATGTTCATCAACAACAAAAGGATTAGTACTTGCATTTCCATCTGATGTTACTTTTATAGGCATATCAACATTAATTGTGTCGTTGTCAATTGTTATACCACTACCAGCAACATACGAACTTCCACCAGGCTGAGTACTTATTTGTTCCCAACTATAAGTGGCTGGGTCACCACCGTCACTAACACTAACATAGAAATAACCTTTAGTATAGTTACTATCTGTTTCTCCAATATATTGGTAAATTTTACCTACATTGGAAGATGTTGCAGTTGGCATACTTGATACTTGGCTAACCGAACTGTCAACATAGCCTTTTGTTGCAGGATGATAAGAAGTTGTTGGAGTATATGGAGCAGTATTGGTAGTACTCAAATATTGCAATTTTTCTGTATAACATGTTATGTCTGTAACAGTTGCGTCACCATCACCCCACGATATATCTAGCGATAACTGCATACTTAAATAGACTCCGCCAGTATTAGCCGCTACTCTTCCTTCACTAGCCAAAGCAAACAAATTCATGGATGTTGGTTTATCTTGCAAATCCTCAATTGTTCCACCGTAAGTAAATAAAATTGGTCTCTTATTTTTCGAAGCAACTAAGAATAAACAAAATGTTTTATATCCTTTTGCATAAGCATCATTTAGTATGTCCGACATAGTAGGTAAATCTGCAATAGGTAATCTTACTGTTCCACTCCAAGCAACATTACCACTAACACGACTTCTAAATTCATATATAGGTAAAGTGCTTTGTGTAGGTTGGACATCAATTTTTTCCCAAGAATATGTTGCAGGGTCCTCTCCATCTGATACGCATCTGTAAAAATAACCGTTAACATAATCGCTGTCTGTTTCACCAACATATTGATAAATTTTATCTACGTTAGACGCACTCGCAGTTGGCATAGTTGATACTTGTGAAGATGTACTACTAATTACATTGTTATTTATCGTAATGTTATCTCCAGCGGTATATTGTACGTAGCCATCTCGACCTGCCGGTCCTGATTCACCCGTATCACCTTTTGGTCCTCGCTCACCTCGGTCACCTTGGTCACCTTTATCACCTTTGTCACCTTTAGGAAGTACCAAATTAAGTAACGGTTCTTCAGGAGTACCAGTTATTGTAGCGGCAGCAGTTGCTCCACTCTCTACTGTACCAATATCAATATCAGGAGTTGCACCGACTAGGCTAGCAAGCCATTCTTCTTCGGTACCAACAAATCCGTTTCTTACGGCTACTTCATATGCACTATAACCTCTTTCACCAACGGCGTACACTTCACCTTCCAAGTCAACGTCTTCTTGGTACTCGTTTTCTAATGTTAAAACATTATCGTCCATTATTCATCCCCCTCTCCTGCTTCAGGATAAAGCATTACTATTTTCTCACCGTTCTCATCACTACCTATAATAGTCTGGTCATCGTTAATAACCACGTTATACCAATATTTTGTTTTCTTATTTATTGGTTCACCTATCTTCGTATCGGCTTCAGTTAATTCAATCTCAACCATGTCCGTATCTTCTGCTACATGAACGGTTTTTCTTAACGCATCTTCTAAGGTATATCCATTTCTTGCTTTTATTACAAAAGATACTGTGCATCCAGCAGGAAATTGATAATACTCATTGTTTAGTGCATTTTTTACTTTAATTTTTATTGTACCTCTGTCGCCTCTAGTTAAGTGTATCATAGAAGTATCTTCTAAATCTAATTTTAGCATTACTTATCTTCCTCCTTTTTACTACTCATTGGGGCTTTTGTTCTCTGTTCCAATCTATTAATCTGATTCTGATAGTCAATATTCTCAGCAAGAAGTCTCTTAGTTTGTGTAGCGTTCATTGCTTGAACTGCTGCAGCCTCTCTTTGCTGTTGAACCATCATCGCATTGTATTCTTCTTTTCTTTGAGCAATCAATTTAAGTGCATCTGGAGCACATGGATAGTGAAGTTTGTTCATCGTTGTCCAATACATTTCTAATGTATCAAGTTGTGTTGGGTCTCCGTATGCACCACTCTCGAAGTTACTACGTGTCTCCTGCCACATCGCTTGTCTATCGTTAGCAAGTGTTCCTGATACATCAACACTGAACACGAACTCGTCATCGTAATATAGTTCTCCATCCTCATTCTCCTCAATGAAGAATCTTTTATCAAACCATTTATACTCAAGTTTGCCATTGCTATCTTCTTGAATGTATGGTCTTTTCTCGTCTGTATACGCAAGTAAGAACTGGAACATAAGTTTATATAAATCAGCAAACGCAGCGTCCTTCATCATTTGTTTAGATTTTAGACGTCCAGCACTCTGTTCAACAGCAATTTGTTTCGCCTTTCCAGATGTCGCTGTTCTATCTTCACGACCTTGATATGAATCAGTTATACCAAGTGTCTGACGACCAATCTGATAGTTGAAATTAAGTATCTCTAGGTCAGTCGCTATGTTAGGTTGTACGGTTGTAACATCTATCATAGTTTTCTGTGCTGGATTTTTAATTCTTACTATCTTTAACTCATCATCCGATGCCTCTACATCAACATCTTCTGGAAGTATCATGTATGAGCCACCTTTTAATAGTTTTTCTCTTATCTTATTCATGTAGATATTCATATCGTTCTGCTGGTCTTTTATGAAGTCTATGTCGCTACGTCCTAAGAAACTCTTAATGTCACCAACATTTTTATGAATAACTATCGGATAAACTTTTGGAACATAATATTTAACGTCGGCTGTCTTCTTTACTTTTATGGTTGTACCTGTCATTGGGTCAACCTCGTCAACGTCATATGTTACTCTCTCGTATTTTTTATTCTCAACTTTGAATTTCTTGCTGCCACAATTCCAGCATTTGTCCTCGTATGGGTCTTTTACACTACCACACTTAGCACAAACGTCTTGTTTACGTGCGAAGTAATCTTTGTAGTCCTGAATCTTAGTATTACCTACCCAACTAATTAGTCCAATAGTACTGTCCTCATTGCGGTAGTAGCAATACACGTGGGTTCTCATGTGGTCATAGACCTCACCGTCTTGATTCTGGTCTCCTTCCTCCTCAACGTCAACGTCGTATACTCTTTTAATATAATCTTTTGTCTGTTCAAATGTGACAAACAAATAGTCCATCTCGTCCAATTTGTATACTCCTGGTTGAGGTATTACTTGTGACGGATGTAAATTCTTGATAACTAGACGTCCAACACTAAAGGAATCTTTATATGTATTGTCCCATTCAGCCATAAATATTGAGCCGCCCCATATTGGAGTAAGTCTGGCTTGTTCATCGACCATCTCCTCCATATTCATGTTGTCAATTTCAGTTCTTAGGACATTCTCTATCATTATGGCTCTGTCTTCAACACCACGTTTGGATATAACACGTGGCATAGGTATGACAATGTCAGCCTGTGTTTCTGTCAACTCAAAACACATTTTACGAGATACTGAGCCTTGTTTTTCTGCATCCGTACCATCAGGTGATTTTATTTTACGTCTACCTTCGTACGCTAACTCGTTGTCTTTACCATTTGACAGAACTTGTCTATAGTTGTCATATGCTTCCTGGTATTTCTCCTGCCATCTAATTAACTCGTCCATATTTCTCCTCCATTCTCTTTCTTGTCTCCATATCTGCTTTATAATAGTCCTGCTTCAAATCTTCACTCCATTTAAATAATTTTTTAATCTCAGGTGGGGAGTATGCAACCTGAAAGTAATGTAAATTTCTTACATAGTATCCGATGCCCAGGCTCATAACTAAGTCGTCGTGTTTACCCTGCATCGCTTCTTTACGTCCATGCTCGTTTACTATAAATGTCAAGCACTCGTGTAAAGTTTGTTTATCATTTATACAGTCCACGTGGTCTCTAATTATGTCAACTAGTGACGAGATTAACAGTGGACGTGTAATCTGTGTTGTCTTAAATCCATACGCACTGTAAATACCTCCTCGATAGTCGTCCTCTCTATCACGAATGTAAATGTTCGGATACTCAAGTCTGGCTATCTCCTTTACAGGATATGTCGAGAAGTTAGCCTCGATGGCTATCAGTGCTGTATTGTACATATACCCTAGACATATCATCTGTCGGGCAAACAGAGTTTCATCTGTCATATTGTGATATACGGCTACCTGCTCGCAAGTAGTGTTGTCTATGACATGTGCAGCGAAGTAGTCACCCTGCGTATCACCTGCCGTATCTCCACTCAAGGTGTAAGAGTGGTCGAGAACCGGCTCCTTGTAGATTGTGATGTACCCTCGGGCGGATTCTGTATAGATAGGGTTATACAGTTTCTCTTTACCTTCTTTGGTATCATCATACTCATACGTGAAGTAGCCTCGGCGAAGTGGCTCTGGGGTACGTGGGAGTCTGTCCATGATTTTCTCCTGGTCAAACACACAATTACCCGTTGTAAGGAACGCCTCCTCGGGGCATATGGGATACTCTTGTTTAAATAGTGAGGTATCTCCACCACAATTATTTTTAATACACCATCTTCTCCACTCTAACTGGTCTAAAGTAAGGTGGTAAGTGTTCTGCAGGGTGTGCTCCTCCTCTGTCAACTCAAATCCACTGTACGGCATCTGGTACTCATCAAGTTCGTTCCATCCAACAAATAGTGGATAGAAGTCTGACTCGCCCTTAACAGCCGCCTCCCAACGTTCTTGATACTCCTCGTATCCGTTCGCAGTAGACTCAATTATGACCATACTATCTGGTGTGTTGGGTACCGCCTGCATAAGTCCCAACATTGTCTCTTTAACGTCACCTTTCCAGAATGCTAACTCGGAAATGTGCAAATAATTTATCGTGAAACTTCGACCTACGCCTCCGGTACCAGCAGTCATACATCTGATACGTGAGTTCAAACCTGTGTTATTTTTGTTGTTGAACACTAACTCTTTAGCGTTTGACGCTTTCTGCGTAGGTTTCAGTGGGTCTGGTAAGTTCTCATACATGAGTTTATACATATTAAACAGGTTAGTAGTAGAGTCCTCCTGGTGAGCAACTATCGCAGCCTGTTTATTTTTGTGTGTGGCTGTCTGGCTGAGGATTAGTCCACCTGTAACTGTTGAGAATCCCATTTGACGTGCTTTCAATATGATTATACGTACTGGCTTGTGGTTTTCTTTCTGGGTGCGTATAACCTCATAGAGACGTTGTTGTGGTTTGTTCAGATGTAAGGGCACAATATTAGAATTTTTATCTCTAATCTTAACGTACGACTCAATGTATTTTTTAATGTTTATCTTTTGTTTTTCTTTTTGTGGCTCGTTGGGGGTAGGTATGTAACTTTTCACAGGTGTCATGTGCGGTTACCACTCGCTTTCTGATGAGACGTCGTCAATATATTTCTCGAAGTCAGTAGTCAAATCTACCTCTTGACGGTCAACAAATAGTGAGCGATAACGTCCTAGTAGTTCTAGTGCTTTCAACTGGCTGGAGTAATCTCTGTCCATGATAGGGTGACCATCTTCGGTTTGATAAAATATCTGGTTACCATCTTTATCTATCTTGATACGTGGCACAGGTCTAGCGGCTGAGTCAGCCACTTCTTTGATGCTGGATAAAATGTACTCATCAGTAATGTCTAAAGTGTTGAAGTGTTGCTCAAGTCGTTCAGATAGGGCTCTGGCAATATCTGGACGTTTGATGAGGTTAGGGTCGTAGCGTGTGAATCCCGCATCACGTTGTGCCTTACGGTCATTCAAAGAGGTGATGTAGTTTGATATATATTGTCTTTCTTTAATTGTTAACATATGTGGGTCCTCCTTTCGGAATCAATATATTTCCAAGTAAATTATATCATATGGGATGTGAGGATGCAAGAGATGGGGAGGAGAAAGGGAAAATAAAAAACATACAGTCGTTTACGGAGCAACCCGTGCGTAATGTATGCTTTTTATGCAGCCATTCAAGAAAGCGTCCTGTCTTGAATTTAGTGCCCGCTCATGAGGTACTCACGGTGTGTGATGAGTACGGGATGAGTGTGCATCTCAGATTTTTGTCCTAAGGCTGCCAAATCTGCCCTCCAACCATTCGGTGAATGTATATATAGTGTACCATATAGGGGAGGTAATGTCAAGAAAAAAGGGGTACTCCCCCCTCGAGAAAGAAAAAAACAAAAAAGACACCCCCCAAGGTTAGAAATGAACGGAGATGTCTGTAAGATAAGTATAGCACAAGTGGGTATATGGTGTCAAGTAGAGGTTTAAGTGAGTTCTTAATAATATCTTACCAGACCGTGCCCGTGCAACTCTTACCTTCCCCCCGCCCGTTTTATCCTCTAAGAAAAAACACACCTGCCAAAAAAATAAGAGACAAAAAAATTTTAAGAGAAAAAAAAGAGACAAAAAAATTCGCCCTTGTTTGTGAACATACCAGCACACAAAAGCGAACGAATGTATGCATAACTGACAAG